ATATACCATATAGTATTTTTTATATTAAATAAGCTTAAATATTTTCTATTATTTGATTGTAATTCACTTTTAAATGTTTTATAAGAATCTAATGTAGTAAAATAATATATGTTATTATAATTACTTTTAGCTATAAATCTTATCATATTACCTTTTAAATAATCATATGATGTAGGAGTAGAAGAATTTTCATGTGGAATAAATACTTCATTATCAATAAAATCTTTTATAAATCCACCTGTATTAGTACTTTTTTTACTTGCAAAATATTCTTCATTATTACGTTTCGTGAATAGATATTGTGTTTTACCATGAGGAAAATCATCTTTAGGAGCTTTTGCTGAGGTTGTAAGTAATCCACCATCTTTATAGTATAATTTAGCGTTTGTACTTTCTACTGTAGGTCCAGTGAATAATTCTCCTGTAATAAGTCTAAATACAGGACCTTGATATCTTTCCCCTGCTCCAGTATATAAAGGAGCAAAGTTTTTAGTATGCAAATTTTCTTCTATTATACTTTTTGGTATTCTCATTTTAAATATTATATCTTCTTATATATCTATCTTCTTGTAGATCATAAATTTTTACTTTATCTCTATAGTAAGATGTATTTAATACTGCATCATAAGCTTTTATAATTATATTATTATTAAATAATGGTTGACCGATTAAATTATGAGTTGCTGATAGACCGTTATTATTGGGTTGTTTTATTAAGGAATTATCGAAATTTTGATAATTATTTTCTAATATTCTTAATTGTCTTTGTATTTGTTTATTATTATTCCAATTATCACTATTACAATTAATAATTGTCATATTTCTTTGCTTATTAGACATTGATTTATAATATTCTAAATCTTGTTCATTTAATTCTGGATCTAATAATAGTATTGGTAGTTTATTTAATAATAAATATTTCCATAAATTTTTTGCTCCTCTACCCCATCCAAATAATAATAGTATTTGTGCTTTTTTATTAATTTGTTTAAGCACGTTTGAAAAGCTTCCGTTAGAAGCATAATTATAATTTAATACTAACCAATTTTGAATAGTATTAAAATGTTGTATACTAGCATCTTTATCCTTTGGTAAATTATTATATTTTTTTATAAATTCATTATAATATCGAACTGCTTTAGTATTATAATCACTAAAAGCTATACAAAAATAATCATTATTATTATTGTTAACATAATAATAATCATTTTGCTCTTCTATGCTACCATATGAAATAGTTTGTTGACTCATATTTTTAGTTATGCAGAATTATAATTAGAAGGTATAGTTAAAGGTGATATATATTTAACCCCAGCTGGACCTTTCCCAGCTAATCTCGCATTTCTAGCTAATAATTTATCTTTATTATCATCAATCTGACTTTGTAGAAA